CCCGCAACAGGATGGCGAAGCGAGCGAAGACACCCGCCGGTGCCGCAACCGCGGCGAACTGGATCAGCCCCTCGGCCATCAGGTTGCCGAGACGAGCGTTCACCTGGCTGACCTGCTGCGCGATCGCCTGGTCGGCAGTCGCCAGCGCCTGCAGGGACTGGTTCGTCGAGGAGGCATGGCCGTTGAAGCTCGCAGTCAAGTTGATGATCTGCTGCGACAACGACGAGGTCTGGTTTGCCCGGGTCGCGATCTCGGCGGTTAGCCCGGCTTCCGCCGTGCCCAGGCGGGAGTTGAAGGTCGTCAGCGCGCCGGCGAAAGCCTGATCCTGCGTAACCAGCGCCGCGATCTGTTCGTTGAAGCCTGCGAAGCCGGCGCTGACCTCGGCTGACAGGCTGGTGATACTCATCGCCAGCGAGGTCGTCGTGGTCTGCAGGACGCCGATCTGCTCGAACGCGGTCGCGAAGCCCGATTCCAGTTCCGCGCGGATCTCGGTGGTGATGCTGACAAGCTGGCGCGTCAGGTCCTGCTCGACCTGCTCGGCCTTGCGGATGCCGGTCTCGGCGAGGCGCCGGCCCTCGAAGGATTCGACCATCCCCTCGAGGACGCTCGAGAACAGCGGGTCGATATCGGGGATCTGTTGCGTGCGGTAGCGAATGCCGGCGACCAGATCGTCGTAATCGACCCGCATGATGCTGGTCGTTCCGGAAATGATCGCGCGCACGGCCTGGAATTGGGCCAGGACCATCGGGCTCATAAGGCCGGACTGGGATACAGCCCAGGCACGCACCTTGATGATGCCGTCGGTGTCGCGGATCTGATACGACCCTGACGATGCGGGACCGCGATAGGCATCCTCGACCGTCGCCCAGTTGTCGTAGCTGATCTGCACGACATAGTCGGCTGGAATGCGAGCCCTGCCGAGCGTCCACTCCATGAAGACGGAAGGCCCACGCTGGGCCGCCATGGCCCGGATGAAACCGATCCGGATTGCCTCGGCTTCGTCCAGCGGCTTGGACGGAGGGTCGGGCGGCGCGATGATCTCCTCGCCGAGCGCGGTCCAAACCTCCGGGGCGTCGAAAACTGCCTCGATGTTGACGCGGTTGTCCCCGCTGAAGCCGATCGACCGGACCAGCCACGCGTCCTGCACCACCGATAGCTGACCGATGACCACGGTCGTGAACTGCTGCGTCGCCGTGTTGATCACGGAAGCGAGCGAGAGGCCCGAAAGGCTCGCAGCTTGAGCGACGTCCGCAGCATCCATCGTTAACTGGTCGCCGGCCAGAGTCACAGCGACCGGCCCCCATTCGCGGCCATCTCGCGCTCGAAGAACGGCGTAGGAGCCGGGCGGGATCGCGATCTCGCTATCGATCGTGAGAACATTTCCGCTGCGCGCGAGTACCCCGACGGCCTCGGTGGCGTCGAAATACCAGGCGTCAATCATGGCCTTATCATTCGGCAGGATGAGCCGCCCCGCGAGCTCGGTCGAAACGCCGCGTCGTTCGCGCCGGAAATACGCAGTCGCAGCCGCCCAGGTGGCGAGATGGATGGCGTGCTTCGCGTCGGTAATGCCCTCCGCCTGCATTCGGCGCGGGACATTCGTCAGAGAGCCGAAAGTGACCCGATGCTCGCGACGGCGACGCGGATCGCCGCCCGCATACCACTCGACGATGACGTCCGCAGAGCCATCAGAAAGATCGAGATTGAAGGTCTGCCCGGTCGAATCCTTCACGATCTGTCGGCGACTGATGACGTGCTTGCGAACCAGCTTCTGCTCGTCGCGCACGATTGACCACATGTTGCCGAGGCGGAGCGGCGAGGCCCGCATTGTCCCCAGCACCGTCGTCAGTGCCTCGTACACGGAGACTGGCCCGCGGATCACGCCATCGTAGGTATCGAACTCAGAGAGGCTCGACGCGTAATGCCGGAGTCGGGGGACATCGATCTGGCTATCTGGAATCCCGGCTCCATACGCACCGTTTCGCAGGATGTCGGCCGCGGCCCAAACCGACTTGCGCGTTTCCTCCTCGAGCCATGCCGAGCCGTTCCAGACAGGCAGGATGCGGGCGACCTCAACTTCGAGGTTGCCAAATGCGGTGACGCCGAGCGCTTTGCCCGCGCGCACCTTGATGGCGAGTTCAGTGACGTCCGGGCGGACGATGCTCTCCGGAAAATGCGCCCGAAGCCCTTCCCAGACCACCATGTTCGTGTTCTTGGCTTTGAAGCCCAGCGGATGGGTGACCTCGTCGGGGGCTCCGGTATTGCGGGCCCTGAACGTGTATCGACCCGCTGGCATATCGACATAGCGCGTGAACCGTTGCGGCCGGGTCGATTGGACGTCGGCCCCGTCCGTCAAAACTGTCTGCCACGGCCCAGTGGGAGTCCCGTTGGCATCGCAGGTCGCAGCCTCGAACGCGACGCCCCAAACCGCCGGGTATTGCTTCCCCTCGAATTTGCCGCCTTCGATGATCGAAAAGACGCCGGTCGGGGTGGAATAATCGAACTGGATACGGGTTTGGTCAGGCGCTTCCGCCCCAAAGTCATACGGGCCGGCATAGGAGGGATTATCCTCCGCCTTCGGCACCTCGTTGCCCGTGACGGCCTGTGACGACATCACCTGGCCGGGCACCAGCGCCGAAACCGCGCCTGGAGCGACAACCTCGATCTCGGTGCCTTCGAAAGGTGCTTGAACGCCGCCTGACGCAGTCCACATGACTGCGTTCGAGACCCGGACCGTCTTGAGCGCGTACTTGCCTAGCCCCAGCGTCATCCGCTTGTAGAGGATCTGGTCGTCGCCATCGTTGACGGTGAAGTCCGGCTGCGACAGGTCCGGGGAGGTCCAGCAGCGGCCATAGAGGACCGGAATGCGGTCGCCGCCACGAGGCAGGTTGCCGCCGCCAGAGACGCCATAGAGCGGCCGGTCCTTATCGTCCTTGTTCGCCTTCGGCTGCGTCGCGCGGCTGAGCAGATAACCGGCGCCCGCGAGGAGCGCCATCGATCCGGCAGCCCAGATCGTGCCTGCAGTGGCCGCGCTTACGCTCAGCGCGGTTCCGATGGCTCCGATAGCCCAGAACTGTCCGATAGCCGCCAGGGCAATCGTGGCGACGATCATGCCGATCCCGGCCGCCTTGCCGCCGCGGCCGCCGGCTGCTCCCCCTCCACCGCCCCGCGGCAGGTAGACGATAACGACAGTGTCGTTCGGGCCGATGGTCGTGTTCCGCCAGTCCTTGCGCAAACGCACAGACATGTCGCTTACAGCCAGCGGATGCTTGCGACGATGCACAGACACGATATGCGGCCGGGAGTGATCTGCGGCGCGCCGGACGATCGCCGACAAGCGGCGCCTCGAACGAGCACGCGGGAGTTCGATCGGCTCACCCGCAGGTTTGCCGTCGACGCGCTGGAAGAGAACGAGGGTCATGCCGGGATGTAAAAGCTCGGATCAGCCCAGTTCCGGGCGATGAGTTCGGGCAGCGTCTCAAAAGCGACGCCGTGCGGATCATCGGTGTGGAGTACAGCGCCCCCGTCGAGGTCGAGCCAGGTCCCGGCATGACAGGCGGCCCGACTAGGGCCGTGCCCCTTGCGGGCCAGGAAGACGACGGCGCCATGCTGTGGGATCGCGATTTCGCGCCAGCCGTCGCATTCGTGGCGCTGCCCCATCAAGCGAACCAATTCGCGCTTGCTTTCAGGAGCAGCCAGGACGGCCGGGAGGCCGCGGCCGAAAACCTCGGCCTGGCAGAGCCTCGTCAGTTCCCAGCAATGCAAGCCCGCAGGCTCGTACGGCCGCCCGATCATGCGCTCGGCGAAGCAAGCTGCGGCGATCACAATCTAGCCCTGGCCGAAGAGTGCGGGATAGAGCGTGAGATCGTAGGTCTTGCCGGGGAAGGCCTTCATCTCGATCTCGTCGTAGGAAAGATCGCCAGTCGCCGAGAGTGCCGTGATCGAGACGGTTCGAAGCCGCAGGTCTGTGTAGACCTCAGGGTTGCTCGGATCCTTCGACGAATAGGTGCGGTAGGTGACCATGATGGGCTGGTCGGACAGAACGGCCTCGCGCAGGGCCTGCTGCAAAATGCGGCTGACGTTGTCGATCCTGAGCTTCGCCTTGGTCGGGCCGCCCTCATCGTGCCCCGGCATCACCCCTGAGAAATCGACGACGGTGAAGGGAACGGGTGTTCCGCCCGCCGTGATCGGGAAGTTCATCGTCTCGAACACATCCTTGACCGGGGTGCCGCGCACGAAGCGGCGCGGCTCAGGCATCGTGACGTGATCGAGCTCGACCGTTTCCCAGATCTCGCCGTCGACATCGACAGCGGCGTAGGCTTCGGCGAGCGCCGCCGAGATCGTCATGGGCTCACCAGTTGTAGACTATCAGGGTGAAGGAAACCCGCACCCACGGAACCACAGAAAAGTCGGTACTGACGACACCGCTCTTGATCTGGCACTTACGGGTGACAAACCCTGAGCCGGGCCTGAAAACGGGCATGTCAAACACAAGCGTGCCCTCATGCAGATCGACGCGGAGGAACTGGTCGAGAGCGGCCCACTGCACTTCGGTGAGATGGACGCTGCGCCAGCCGAACTCGGTCGCTCGCGGGCCTGGGCGTGGTCGCATGATCTGAGTCCCGCCTTCAGTTTCGCTGATCAGCGGAGGGCGGAACGATGCAGAGGCGCTCGCGGCATCCGCATCGCTCTCATGAGGGACACCAGCCGGCCAGACCGGAACAGCCATCTCAGCCCCTCAAGTGCTTGCCGGCCGCGCGAGCGGTGGATGCCATTCCGATCGAGCCCCTGCCCTGGAGCATCCGATCGGCCATCCGGCCTTCGAGCGCGTTGACGACAACCTCGAAAGACCCGTCTTCCCCCTGGTGGGTCTCAACCTCGGCACCGGCGTGGTTGTTGTTGATGACCACATTCATCTTGGGCACGACGGCATTCGAGTTGGACGCTTGCGGATGAGCGTACGGCGTCGGGGACACGTACCCGCCCCCGTCGTATCCCTTCAGTGCTCCACGGTGCATCGAATCCAGATTGCCGAGGCCAATCCGGTTCACAGAGGCAGCGCTGAACACGTACTCGCCGCGGTGCACGATGCCAGCAGGGTCGAGCCGACCACCGGGCCCGGTATAGCCGCCGGAAGCATAGAGGCCTCCAGATCCTGGCGTCATGCCAAGGCCGCTCCCTCCCCCGCCAAAGCCGCCGAACAGCGACGAGAAGAAGCCCCCGCCCCCGAAGAAGCCCTGCCCATTGTTGCCGAAAGCCTTCCCAAACAAGTCGTTCAGCGCCATGTCCAGGAGCTTCGATGCGATCTTGTCCAGGGCATTGCGGAACATTTCGGCGCCCGTCGCGCCGTTCCGCAGGTCCGAAACCATGCCGCTGATCACGCTGCGGCCGAGGTCGCCAATCGACTTCATCGCTTCTTGGGCGCGCTGCAGATCCTCGGTCTGGCGTGCAAGGTTGCCATAACCCGCAGCAGTGTTCTGGATCGCCGGTAGGAGCCGATTGGCGAGGTCGACACCTCCTTCCTGGACCGCCTGATTGTAGAGTTCCTGGGCCTTCTGCGCCCTGACGACCTCCTCGTTCGACATAAAGAGCGTGTCGCGCGCCGCCTTCAGCTGCGCCTGTTGCGCCGCGAGATTGTCATTCGCGTTGCGGATGATCGAGTTGTAGGCCTCCGTGGCGGCGGTAGAGCGCTCGAGCTCGGCGATCGACGACACGGCGGCGTTGCCGCTTGCCCCCGCCCGATTGCGCCCTCCGATCGGCTCGACGTGCCACGGCTCCGGGTTACGCGCGCGATCCTTCAGGGGGAAGGTCAGCCCGAACTCAGAAGCCCGACGATGAGCCTCCGCCCGCGCCGCCGGCGTCGCGAACGCCAAGTCAGCTGCCATACCCTTCTCGTGCTGAGAACGCCCCGGAGGTGCCGCCAGATGCGGCTTCTCGGCATAGAGCTTCGCCTGCTGCTCATAGGAGCGGAAACCCGAGGTGACCGTAATGCCGGGGATTGCCGCGGCCATCTGCTTCAGGGAGGCGGCAAATGCATTGTCCAACCCGTTGGCTGCGCTCGTCGATGCCGGGAGCGCTGTGGTTGCAGCGACCCCGCCGAAGCGCTCGCGATTGTCGCGCTCGCGAAACTCGATCTCTCGCAGACGGCGCTGATAGGGCCGCAGACCGGCGAGCTCAGACTGATCCCGGGCCGACCGCAGCGCGTCGCGAGCCTCACGGTTCGCCTGGGCCTGCATCTCGTTGATCTTGCCGAGGATGATGAGACGCTGCTCTTCGGTTTCCTTGAGCCGGAACGCGCTATCCAGCTGGAGCCGAGCGACCTCGACTGATGTCCGCTCCGCCAGCGTCCGAGCGCTGATCGAGGCGACCGTGAGTGCGTTCGCCTGGCGCTGCCGCTCAATCGGCGTGAGGGCGGCCTGAATCGCGGCCGTGACTCGCTCATAGGCTTCCCGGACCTGCTGAGCCTGTTCGGGGCTCAGGGCGCGGCCTGCCTCTTCCAACCCCTTCTTCAGAGCAGACGCCATCGTCTCGAGGCGCCGGAGTTCGGCGCCGAAGGGGTTCACGTCGTCGATGACGGAGAGCGCACCGGTTGAGGCAGCCCTTTCACGAGCATCGCGGGTTTCGCGATCGCTCTGTTGCTGGCGCCGGCGAATCTGCTCCTGGACATCAGCGATCTCGGCGTCGATCTGATTGGTCTGTCCCCTGAAGATGTTGAAGCCGAAGCCCGGCTCGTTCGCCTGTAGAGCGCGCCGCTTGGCGATTGCGTCGGCGAGGCGCGCTTCCAGCGTCACTTGCCCAGCGGCAGCTGCTCCGATCGCAGTCCATGCGCCGGAGGCTGCGTTCCAGACCGCATTCCATGCCTTGGCAAGGTCGCTCGTGCTATCCGCCGCTCCGCTGAGGCTCTGTGCCAGCGCATCCGCCATCGCCTTCTGGGCATCGCCGAGGCGGCCTTGTGCCTGCGCGCTGCGGATATAGTCGAGCGTGCGCGCGTCTAGGAAGCCCAGCTGCTTATTGAGATCCTGCGCTCCCTTGGTCGGGTCGACGAACGCGCCAGCGAGCTGCTTCGCTGCATCGGATGCGCTCAGGCTGAACCGCGCAGCAAAGTCCTTCGCAAGGCCCGCGGTCTGCGGCAGGAGCCCTGCCCCGACCTTCCCGGTGCCCGCGAACGAAGCCAGCATCTCGCGAGCGGTCGCGGTCGAAACGCGGGCCGCGTCAGCATAGGCATCCGACATGCGGTTGATCTGCGCCGTCGTGACGCCAGACTGGCGACCGACGCCGGAAAGCGCACGCTCAATCTCGCGTTGGCTCTCGGCATACTGGTACCCAGCGATTGCCGCACCGGCTCCAAGCAGGGCGCCGCCGGTGGCAAGGCCCGCGCCAGACATCGCGAAGCCTGCAACTCCTCGCGCCGCCTGCGCGAAGAAGCCAGCGACCGAAGCCCGTGACGCCGCAAAGACGTCAGCGATCTGCGTGCCCTGCTGAATCAGGACGGTGAACGGGGACTGGCCAGAGGCGAGCGAAACGCCGACGTCCTGGATCTGGCGCGAGAGGTTGATCAGCTCGTGCCGCGCGAGGCCGGCGCCGGAAGTGTACTTGCCCTGCGCGACGAAAGCGCCGTTGTAGGCCCTCGTCGTGTCGCTGAGCACCTTCTCGGCGTTCGTCGTGATCGTAACGTGTTGCGCTTGGTCGATCTTCCCTGCCTGAAGCAGAGCGTTGGTCTCGGCGATCGCGGCCGCGTAGCGCTCCTGAGCGACACCGAGCGGGTCGTATTGCTGGCGCAGCTTCTGGATCGATTGAGCCTGCTTCTCCTGCGCAGCGCCCTGATCCTGCATCTGCTGCTGCAGCTGCCGCGAGAAATCCGGGCCTGCGAGCCGCCCGCTGACGAGACGTTCATTCAGGGCTCGCTGGAACTCCTGGCCAGCCTGCGCTCCCTTCTGCCGCGCGATGTCATCGAGCCGGCCCATCTCCGCCTCGAAGATCGATGCAGAGTCGCGGGCCGACTTTCCTGTCGAAGCGACGAGGCGCTCGGAGAGTTCGCGGCCGAAGTCCGCCCCGATCTGAGCAGCCTTCTGCTGCGCGATCGTGTCGAGGCGCATGAGTTCCGCCTCGAAAACGAATGCGGCGTCGCGCGCCGATTTGGCGACTCGATCGACATCGAGCAGACGGTCCAAGCCGCCGCTTCCGGTCGCTGCTCTGCCGCCGGCATCCTGGAGGTTCTGGCGGAGCATGGTGAGCTCGCGGTTGAACCGCGACGCGGCTTCGGCGCCCTTCCCCATAAACCCGGCGTCAAATGCGCCTGAGAGCGTGCGGGTGTCGACCTGAAGCTGGCGATAGATCCGCGCCGTCGAATCGAGCCGCTCGGTGAGGGAGCGATAGGCGCGCTCCGTCGTGTTCAGCTTGCGCGCGCTCGTCTCGGTAGCCGTCCCAGCGGTGGACGCGGCTGCGCCCACCCCGGAATATGCCTGTTCGGCGCGCTGAAGCTGGCTCGTCAGGTTCTCCAGGCCCTCGGGAACACCGCGGACCCGGATTGTCCTGACGACTTCGTTTTCAGCCATGTCGGGATATCCAGACGAGCAGGATCACTCAGGCGGCCGCTTGGCCGCCCGGCTGAGGAGGTTCTTCACCCCCTCGATGTCGGAACCGGAGACGGTATTGGGCTGCTGCGGATCCTTCGGCGCCAGAAGGCGCAGATACTCGGCATCCACCGCACGGATGACGAGCTTGAAGGAGTCGAAGCGGTCGCCTGCGAGGCCATGCTCGAGGGCGTAAGCTCGAAGCGCTCGATCTGGGATTGGGCCGAGCCCCATGCCGATCTGACGCTCTGTGCCGAGATCCCAGAAGGCCGACCAGACGAACAGAAGCCCGGCTTCGATCTCCGGCGGCTCACCGCTACCGCTGAGGTTCTTTCCCCGCGCCAGTTCCCAGCGCAGGGCCTCTATCAGTTTTTTGCGGCGGCCTCGTCAGCGGCAGTGTTGATCGCTCCAACTGCCTCACCCGCCCATTCAACGGCGTCCTTGAACGGCGCCATGCGCGGATCGACGAGCATCTTGAAGGCCATAGGCTTGGAGAACGGCAGAGGGCCATTCTCGTCGTCCAGGCCACTCCAATCCAAGAGCACCGTCTCCGAGAGGCAAGTCGCGACCATTTCGGCCACCTCCTGCGGCGTTACGCTGCCCGAAATTTTCTTGGCTCGCGGGATTGCCGCCGACAACTTTGCCATCAGCGTCCGATAGTCAGAATTTGCGGTGCCACGAACCTTCAGGCAGAGGTCGCCCATGCCGGGAATCGGAGTGCCATGGGCTTTCCCAATCCATTCGCCCTGCTCGATCGCAGTGGCGTTGACCATGATGTCTGAGAGCTTCACGGAGAGCCCCTTTGTTACGTTGATGAAGAGGGAGAGGAGACTCGCGCCTCCTCGTTACGGCGTGCCGGCGGTCGGGGCGACGACGACGATCTCGGAGTTGACGCCGAGATTGAAGGTGCGCCGGACGACGTTGTCGTTGCCGCCGACGTTCTGGCGCTTCGACATGACGAGCCCGCGGAAATACTGGAGCTCGTCGGTGCCCGTGGCATTCAGCCGGTTCGGGAGCTGAACCTTGAAGGCGTAGTTGTTGTAGGTGGCCTCGGCGGCGATCATCGCCTCCTGGCCGGTGTCTTCGGCGGCGTGGGCCACCGTGATCGCGAGCGTACCGGCGTTGCGGGCGCCCTTGGCCTTGCGGATGCGACCGTCGCCGAGCACGGCGAAGGTCACTTCGCTCGACTCGTCACCGAACTCGCCGAGCGTCTCGATCATGCCGACCTCGGTCCAGGCCAGCGGGCCGTACTCTGCCGCGGTGTCGATCGCAGAAGTGACTGAAGGGCCGATGAAGAGCTTGGCCCCGGTAGCGGTGAAAATATCGGACATCGCGATGTCTCCTGACGTTGGCGCGAGGTGAAGGGAGCCGGATTAGCCGGCGCTGTCGGTCTTCGCGGTCGCGCTGCGCGCCGGGGCTCCGATCCTGATGGCATCTGCAGCGAGACGGCCTTTGACCGTCGCGCTCTCGACGTCGATCTTGATCTCGCGGGTCTCGCCCGCCTTGAGGTGCTCGGTGACGGCGGCGCCGTCCTTCACGCCGACGATGAAGTCCATTCCAGCGCGAGTGAGATTGGTGACGCGGGCCATTGCCGCCTCCTCTATCGGTTGAAGGTGAAGTCGTAGGGAACGACGACACTGGCCCAGATCAGGCCACCTTCCGGGCTGTCGTCGATGAAGGGCGCACCCGGAACTCTGCAGTTCACGCGATCGAAGGTCTTGTCGCAGAAGATCGCTGCAAGCTGCTCGCCGAATTCACGAATCTGGTCGGTCCCAGTTCCAGCCTGGACGTGCAGGACAAGCCGGAACGCGCCAGTCTCGCGGTAGACCCGGCTGCTGATCGGCCAGCGTTCGACGCTCGCGACCGGGAATTGCAGGATGAGGAATGGCGAGCCATCCGCCGGCGGTTCCGCAATGACGTTCTCGACGAAAACGGGCAGCACGGTTTCTGCGCGGAGGCGGGCCTCCACGGCGATCTCGACCAGCTTGTGAGCCATGACGCTACCTGACGCGCCCGCTGAACGGGGTGATGACGACTGCAGGCTGCCGGGTCAGCCATTCATGGTGACCGGCGGAGTTCCCCCGGCGGATGGTCTTCGCCATCGCCCGGGCCGAGCCGGTCTGAGCCCACGCGCCGACGGCACCGGCCGGGAATGAGCGGAAGGAAAACCTGATGTTGGCGATGTTGCCCCAGCGCCGCTTTGCAAGAGCGGCGACGACGTCAGCAACACCTTCGGGCGCCTGCGGCGACAGCCCGCGCTCGATCTTCCGTGCGTAGGGCTGACTGTTGATGAAGGCATACTCGTCGGCGGCAGCGGGGATGTTGCCAGGCTCGACCGGGACGCCATCAGCGAACAGGATGAACGACTGCTGGAACCGGCCAGTGCGAACGGGGCTGTGGCGCACCAGGAGCTCGCCGATCTGCGCCAGCGCGGTCTCGATCAGTTGGAACTCAAAGACGATCGTGCTGTCCGCCTTCGCTGTCTCGATCGAGGAGCCGCGGGACTGGTCGACCGTCGTGCTATGCGGTGGCACATAGCCCAGCGCGGAACGGTTCCGATCCTGCCCCTTCGCCAGTTCTTCGCGGGCCGCCTGCTGGAAGACCTTCGCCTGCCCCGCAGCCGTCAGCCCGGATGCAACCAGGACGTCGCGCGTCAGGTCGAATGGCTCGAGGCTCGTTTTGAGCGCCATCAGCCGCTGATCCGACCTTCGATCCGCACCAGCACGTCACCGATGCGGATGTTGTCGACCTGGACGACCGCGCGTTGGCGCCCCTCGACCAGGATGAAGTCGCCGATCTTGACATCACCGCCGCCACCGGCCGCGCCGGGCCAAGCCGCTCCGGCTGATGTGACCGGCGTCGGGCTGAAGATGAATTTGCTGTCGGTGACCTTGATGCCCGCGACCAGATCCGTCGTGGCGTAGCCTTGCAGTCGCACGCGGATGGCGAGATCCACGTAGGTGTTGAGGCTCGTACCGATCCGGCGGCGCAGCGTCGCGGTCTGGCCCCGGCGCGCCAGCGAAGCGTCCAGCCGCGCGATCATGCCGGCCGGCGTGTCGGCGGTGCTCACGCCAGCACCACGTTCGTGAATCGCGAAAGTGCCGCGGCAACGTTCGGCGGGATCGCTGCGCCGGCAGCGGACCCGCTGGTGACGGAATTGACCCAGTAGTCGGTCTGGACCTCTTCCACGCCGTCGATGCGGACGCGCTGGGAGCGGATGAGGGGGTCTCGCTCGATCTCAGATCGGCGGAATCGGATCAGGTCGGAAGCTGCGCCAATGAGCGCGGGTGGCACCGTCGCGAACCCCGCCTTGTAGACGACGATGATCGCGCCGCCCCGCCAGGCGGAACGATGGCTCTCGGCCAGCCGGTGAAGCAGCCCGGCTTCGGATTCCACCTCATAGCCAGCAGCGTCGAGCAAGACGCCGTCGACCGTGACCGACACGATCTCGACGTTATGGCGCCGAGACAGGATCAACGGCCCGAACGACGGGCAACGAAACGTCTCGGTCAGGGTCTCCTGCCGAAGCGTTGGCTCCTTGCCGTTGTTGCCGATCGCGATGGCGCAGGCGTCGTAGACCTCGGCGCTGATGCGCGCGTTGAGAAGCGCGAGCGCCTCATCCTGGCTCGCATCGTCAGCGGCGAGGCCGGCCACAAGCCGCATTTGCTCCTGCGTCATCAGCAGCGCAGAGGTGGCCGGCGTCGTCACGGTGAGCATGTCAGGCCTGCTGAGCCTCAACGGCGGCCTTCTCGGCACGCTCGAGCACCTCGATCGCCTGTGCCTTCGTCGAGACGGTCTCGTCGAACGCCTTGGCGAGCGGAATCATCTTGACGTGATGCAGGTCGCGCCAATCAGCGGGGATAGCAGGCTTGCCGGCACCCTCGCCGCCATTCTGGCCAGCGCCATCGGTGGCAGTTGCGCCCGCGCCGTCCTGCGGCTTTGGCTTCGGCGGCGCTTCCGGGATGCGGACCCGACCCTTCTGCACATCCTCATCGTTGGCGAACTCGGCGACGCCGCGCTTCACCCAACGCTCAGCCGAGGAAGGCGGGAGGTCATAGCTTTCGCCTGCCTCGTAGCGCTCCTCGAACTTCGTCCCCTTGCGCTCGTCGTCGACGACGCGCGTCTCGAGGAAAGTCACCTTCACGGAATCAGTCATCGCGCCCTCCTTTCAGGGCACGCGCGCGGCACAGGGCCGCGACGCGGTTCTGGTGGTTGAGGGTCAGGCGACGATCTGATCGACGGCCGCGGGCTGCGCGACCGGCGAGTAGCGCGCCCGGGTGCCGAGCACGACCGCCGCCAAATCGCTGGTCGCGGTGGCAACGGTCACCGACAGCCGGACATGGGTGAAGCCATTGCGGCGGTCGATCTCCTCGGCACGGAGGTTGATCAGCGCCTGCTTGTTCGACTTGTCGGTGCCGGCCTGCGTCAGCTGCGTGACGGCCTTGCCGGTGATGTCCTTGGCGCCGGCGCCAGAAGCGTTGGTCGCCTGCTGCAGCTTGGCATCGATCGTTGCGTTCGTGCCGAGGTCGCCTGCCATGACGACCGCGAGGATCTGGCCGAACTCGGCCATCGAGATCCAGCCGGACGTAGCCGTTCCGGCCGCGGTCGCATCCGGCTTGACGACAGCCGCAACCGCCAGGCTCTCCGAGAGGAGCTGGTTCTTCATGGATGTTCTCCGATCTGGGAAAGGGAAACGGCGCGGCTGGAGTGCCGCGCCGGATGCTTCAGGCGCTCGCGCGGAGCGACTGCGGGGCCATTACGCGCGCTCGGCGAGCGTCACGAAGGGGCTGAGGGTGTCGGTGCCCTTGAACGGGGTCAGCGGCGCTTCCCAGATCGGCTGACCGTCGACCCGGAGCACGAAGCGGAAGGTCGACTCGTCGTAGACGAAGCGCACGTGCATCGAGACGTCCTGCTTCAGACCGCCCTTCTCGATCATGAGGTACTGGGACAGGTCCATCAGGACGACGTCACCCTTGTCGCCCAGGGCGGAGTTGAACTCCGTCGGCACGACGGGGCGGCCCATCAAGGTCGCGTAGGGCGAACCGGCGATGGTGCCGTTCGGCAGGTAGATCGGGGTGTCGCCGATCTTCATGGTGTAGAGCTGCGGCTCGACCTGCTGGTTGATCGTCCAGATCGCGTTGCTGCGGCTGCGCGACCACAGGCGAGACCACATCTTCACGATGTTCTCGACGGTGATGGTGTCGGCGGTCTGGCTGGTCTCCTTCGCCACAGTCACGAGCGCCGGGGAGTTCATGATGCCGAACGGCTTGCCGGCGCCATCGCCCTCGAAGATCGAGTCGTCGAGGACGAACGCGAACTCCTCGGCGAACGCGTCCTTCAGCACCGCCTCCAGCGCGACCGCGTCCTCGAGCAGTTCGTCGGTCACGTAGCTGATGCCGGCCAGCTTGTGCAGCTTCAGATCCATCTGGCGGAACTTCATCTGCGAGGCGAGCTTCTGTTCGCCCTCAGCCGTCCAGTAGGCGCGCACACCGCCGTAGCGCGATCCGGTCGCTCGGCTGGTCTCCTTCACCGCGTTGATGCGGAGGCCGTTCGAATTGCGACCGATCGGGATGCGACGGGTGCGCGGCGCCAGAACGGCGGTTTGGTGAGCCAGCTTCAGCAGCTCGCCGGCGAAATCCTGCTGGACCAGGAAGCCACCATCGGCACCCACGCCTTCGCTGGCGCCGGAAGCGGCCTGGAAGGTCTGCCACTGCAGCCGAGGGTCTCGAGCGGCGCCGTTGGAGTTGGCGGCGGCCGCGACCGCGACCATCATCTCGCCGAACGACGAGAAGCGCTTGTCGTCGCCGACCTGCGTATCGCCGGTGATGATCGCCGGAGCCGCGGGGGAAACGATCGCCGTCGAGCTCTTCAGGGACTGCACCCGCTCCGCAGCCTTGATCTGGCGATCGAGCTGGACGACGTTCGTCTCGGCGGCGTCGAACGCGGCCTGCTGGTCGTCGTTGCTCGGGTGCCCGAGAGCCACCAGAGCCTCATATGCCGCCGCCCGCTCCTGGCGAAGGCTCGCGATGTCCTTGGGCATGAATGATCTCCTCTAAATTGCCCACGAAAAAGGGCGCCGAAGCGCCCTGCTCTTCCGTCTGCCTTCGCAGCCGAAACTCAGCCCTTCAGCGCCGCCACGCGACGCTGGTTCCCGACGGCCCGGCGGAGGCCCGCCAGCGTCGCGTCCATGCTCTGAACTTTGTCCGCCATCTTGGCGGTGACCGCGGCGCCGCCGACCTTGACGCCGCCCTGCCCGAAATCGCTGCGCACCGTCTCGACCGAGACTCCTCGCCCCTTGGCGACATCCCAGATGAAGGCCTTCTCGATTGCGTCCAGCGTGTCGCGGATCTCTGCGCTGCCCTCGTCGCTGGCCGGATCAGGGCGCTTGTTCGGCGCGTTCGACGAGACGATCTCGATCGTGACGTAGCCGTCGCTGTCAGGCTCGACCTGCTTCGGCATGGCGACGACCACACCGATGGAGCCGACGATGCCGGTCCGCTCCATGGAGATCTCGCTCGCGGCCGAGGCGATCCAGTACGCGGCAGAACAGGCCTGGCCCGCGACATGCGCCACGACCGGCTTCTTGCCCTTCCCCGCGGCGACGGTGTCCGCGAACGAATTGATGCCCGACACCGCTCCGCCGGGGCTATCGATCAGCAGCAGGATTGCGCCGACCTCCGGATGCAGCAGCGCGGTCCGGAAATCGTGCTGCAGCATGGTGACCGACGTCGCGCCGGACATCTCGGTCATCATGTTGGCGCGCGGGAAGATCGGTCCCATGACCGGGATCACCGCGACACCGTCGACGACCGTGGCGCGGTAACCGCCCTGCAGGCGCTGCGCCGTCGGCCCCGCGATGATGTCGAAATCGCGCGTCTGCCACTCGGCAGCCTTGACCTCCGGTGCGTTGTGGTTGCGCTGGGCCAGAGCGGCGATCAGCGGCAGATATGAAGGCTCGATCGCCCACGGCTCGCCCGTGAGCGCCGTGAAGGCGCGCGTCATGGTGATGATCCTCGTGCTAGGCGTAGAGCCCGATGTCCTGCGCCGTGGGGCGCACGATCCCGTTCGGCCGGCCCTGATCCTGCTCGGCCTCGTTCTTCCCGCCGCCGGGCGTCGTCATATTCATCGGCGACAGGTATTCCTTGCCCTGATCGTCGGGCAGGTCGTCCATGTTCTCGCGAGAGCGAACATCGTCCGCGCTAAGCCATCCCCACTGCCGGCCGATCGCATAGGCGCGATAGCGGCTCTGGATATCGCCCTTCATCAGGCCGTCGAGGTTGAGCTCGATGTAATAGCCCGCCTCGCGCTCTGCGCCGCTGAGGCAGGCGATCTCGAGCGCAGACTGAAGCCCCTCGGCGAGCGACGAGAGCGGGCCCGTCACATAGTCGATGCCCTGGTGCTCGATGTTATTGTTCGTGGCTCGGTCCAGAATGCCGATCTTGTGCGGCGGCACGCCGAACATCGTGCAGAACTGGATCGCCTGCTCCTTGCGGGTCTCCGTAAGCTGGCTCTTCTCCGGATCGAAGGACAGCTCCCGCAGCTTCATGCCGAGCTCGGTGATGGCGATCTTGTGCGCGTTGTCGACGCCGGACAGCGCGCGCTCGAGTCCGAGGCGGATCCGCCGCGCCACCTCGTCATTCGGAATCTTCTTGTCGTACTCCAGCACCAGAGAGGGCCTGGCGCCGTTGCCGAAGAAGGTTGCCGCGAAGCGCTCGGCGGCAAGCGCGAGGGCGATGGTCTCCCGGTTCTGGTCGAGCGGCGAAACACCGATGATGCCGCCGTTGGACGCCCGATCGGTCGAGCCCCGGTACGGCAGATGGATCACTTCCTGCCACGACAGGCCACGCTGGATGACGCTGCCGACGAGCACATCGAACAGAGGCTCCGATTCCTCTGTCCAGCGCACCTGAGCCGAACCGTGCTTGATCATCGTCAGGCGAGAGACAGAGCCTTCGAGATCACGCGTGACCCGAGAGAAGCCATTCCCGCGAACCAGCGCGTTGTGGACCAGCGCCCGCCGCCAGGAAAACGACGAGAGCCAGGGAGCCGGGCTTTCCTTCAGCAGATTGTAGAGCGGGTGCTCGACCGCCGGCACGCGGCGGCCGCCCTCCTCCTTCTTGTGCAGGATGCACGGCACCTTGGCCGCATCCTCCGACAGTACCTGCACGCAAGCTGCGATGCCGGGCATCGACAGAGCGTCCTCCGCCGAGACATGAAGCCCTGTGCTGCTCACGAACCCGCCCAGCATCTCGCCGAGCAATTCGCTTTCGTCGAAGTCGCGATAGCGGCGCTGCGGCGAGCTCGACGTGCCCATGATCCGACCGAAGAAGCCCATCAACGGCTCCGCAGCGCGCCGATCAGCGCGACGCTGAAGAGCATGGCGCCCGCAGCAGCGAAGCCGAGCGGCGCGTAATGGAGGAAGCCGCCGACGCCGACGAGGCCAGCGCCGACGATTGCCAGCACCACCCTGCCAGCCTCGGCCAGGCGGTCGACCTGTTCCGGATCTTGTCGCATGCGGTCAGGCCCAAACTGTCGGTTCGAAATCGGCGGAGATCGGCGAGGCGGCTTCGGGATTCAGCGCCATCAGCGTGACCGCATTGAACATCGCCATCACGGGGTCGATCTTTGCGACGCCTGCGATCTGCTTGGTGACCATCAGGGCGTTGCCCTTCTGCTCGACCTTGGCGTTTCCGACGCACCAAGTCATCAGGTCGGACCCGTCATGGATCAGCGTGCCTTGCGCCACGCGGCGCTCTGCCACCTTCACGGCGTTCTGCAGACTGTAGCCCTGGCGGACCTGCATGATCTCACCGATATCGCCGTCGACCTCGATGCTGAAGCCGCGGCGCTCCAGCTCGTCGACGATGTCGTTGACGCCGGCGGGATCGCATCCGATCGCAGCCTTCTCCGGCAGCAGGCCAGAATCTCGCACCCGCTCGACGACGTCGGCCATCTGCGCGATGTCGAGCGCGGACTCATCGTCGACGATCTCGAAGTAGTCGGTGCCAGCCAGGTCGCGCAGCTTCGCGGCGATCTCCTTGCGGCGCTCCAACACGATCCTATGGGCCCAGCCAAAGCCGATCCCGAGCCAGCGGCGCGTGCCTCGCTCGCGGCCGAGCACATATAGGCCGAGCAGGTCGTCCAGGCCGCCGCCGTCTATGCCGATTACCACAACCTCGCTGCGCTCAAGCAAATTCTCGAGCGTGAGCGTCTTGTCGGCGCGCTTTGGCCAGAACACGGCGCCGGCCCAGTTGTCGGTGCGCAGCCCTTGGCCGATCTCGACGTTCAGGAATTTGGCGAGGAAGACGTTGCGCGTCTCCGGCCCCTTCTGCTTCTCCTTGTCGAGTTCGTTCGCGATCCACTCGCGCCCCCAGGCAGTGTGGCCGACGAAGGGGTTCGTGACGTAGAAATTCTCCGACCGCTCATAAGCCAGGCTGTCGATCATCGCCTGCGGGAACTCGTAGATCACCGGCAGGAACTTGCGGTCGACGATCTCGCCATCCCGCACGCGGCGAGCGTAGTTCAGCTTGTCCTTGAACACGCCTGTCGGCGGCGCGTCGGCCATCGTGCTGATCGAGATGACGAAGCCTTCAGGGCGCCCGACGAGGCCGCCGGTCGCCTCCTTCAACATCGAATCCGCCTTGGCGCTCGTCCCGAACTCCCAGAGCTCGTCGATCAGGACGAAGCCGGCCTTGTTGCCGACGACCGTGGAGCCTTCAGCCGACAGGATCCGGAGCGTCGCGCCCGTCTTCAGGTGCGTGATGGTCCGCAGATGATCCTGGATGTGCAGGAAGCCCTGATCGGCAGCATTGAGCGTCGGATCAGCGCGCACCATGTCCGCTGCCGGCTTGAAGGCGTTGCCCGCGGCCTTGATCGTCGGCGCGATGATGATGAGCTCGTTCGACGCTCGCCAGTTGCGGATCAGGGCGGTGAGCATGATGCCCGCCGAAATCAAACTCTTCCCGTTTTTCTTCGCCACGCAGAGGAAGAACTCGTTAATCTCTCGCCGCCCGGTGCTGGCGTCATAGGCGCCGAAGATCGCCTCGACGAAATCAAAGACCCACTGATCACCGACCTCGCCGAAGGTCGGCTGCCCAGGCGCTTCAACAATCCTCAGCGACTTGAAGACCGCCATGGCGTCAGCAGCCTCGGCCGGGAACAACGCCCCGACGGTGACGAGCGGCTCCCCCGCGACGATCCGGCGTTCCCAGTCCTTGCAGGCCGTCGACCAGTCGAGCATCGGGGTCAGCGCGTATTGTCCACGGCCAGCCGCGGCGGGTTCGGCACGGCATAGACGCCGTCCTTGGTGCTCTGCGCGGCGTTGGCCTGGCGCTGCTCACGCTTGTTGAGCGGCGCAGGCGGTGCGACAGGCCCGTCTTGTGCCGGAGCCTGCGGCTTGTAAGCATCAGCTGCGGCCGAAGCCTTCGCGTTCGCCGGCGTCACGAAGCCCCATGTGAACAGCAGCGCGGTCGCCTTGATCGCCGCGGCTTCCGTGCCGTGCTCGATGATCTTGTTCATCCGCTCGATCGCCTTCTTGGCGCCCTCGCGCGCCTCGGCGGTCAAATCAAATGCCTGCGCCTGCGAAACGACCGGAGCAGTGGCTTCAACAGCCTCTGGCACCTTCGCGACCTTCGGCTTTCGGCCAGCGCCGGGCCGAGCCCCGCCCCTGCCGATACCCTTTGAAACCTTCGGCATTCAAAGCCCCGTCGAAATTCCGGATTCAGAGCCCAAGAAATTCTCTCCGTTCG